CCGGGCGGAGCGCCGCGCTTCTCCCACACCTGGTAGATCGCGTGCTTGACCGGGAACTTCTCAATCGTAACCTCGCCCGACAGTATCGCCGCCTTTGCAGCGTTCGCCTCGTGAGCCTTGCGCTCCGGCTCCTTGCGCGGCCATTGGTAGCCGCATGTCGGGCAGAGCATGACGGGTAGGTTCACGATTGTGCGGCAGTTGGGGCACTCCTTGGCGAGTGGCCCGCCTCCGCCCTGGCCGGGTTCCTTGACCCGTATCATGTCGATGGGGCCGTGGCGTTCGATGTTCTTCCCATAGTCTAAGACGAGGCAGTTGGAAACTAATAGACCATTAGCTGTGAAACGATGTCTGGGTCCGGCGTTGAGAATGTCCCATACCTCCCCTTGGGTTTGGTGGACGGTTTGTAGAAACGCTTGACTATTTCTGCATCCGTCAGGCCTCGTCCTATCAGATGATTTAATGTCGCGTCCGCATATCGTATTTCTGGATGCAACATCCGAAACCGAAACATCTTGATTTTTATCTGTCTGCGACGGTTCATCATGTTGACAGAAGGAGTGACCATCCGAATGTTCCCCGGCTCGTATCCAAGACGGTTGTCGATTCTGTCGATTTGCCTCTTTCGATCCAAGGGGAAGTGTTGCATTATGTAGCATGCCATTTCCGTTGGGCCGTTGAAGCCGAAGGTTATCCCTCTCCCGCCGTAGTCCCAATAGCGTGGATCCGAAATGTTCTCGCAGCGAAGTTTTGCCGCCTCGCATCTGTTCACAAGCCATTTCGGAGCTCGGCGGGGGTGTCCGCACTTGCGACACCCCGCCGTCTGTTTCCGAAGGTTGTCGATGTTCTTCCATGCTACTGCTCCGCAGTCGCATTGGGTCAGAAGGAAATACCTTGTTTTGCCACTCGGAAATTTGGCCATCCTTCCCACATCTGAAATAACCGTCAGTTTCCCGAATCGGGTGTTGGCCTTCACCGGTGACGGAAATTCCGAGACCTCGCCTTGAGCACTCTTCCAGCGTTCGCCAGTTATTCCCCGTCCACACCTTGTGGTCAGGGGTCGCTGTAAGTCCTGCATATGAAATCACCTCCCTTATGCCTTTGCATACTGCGCCATCGTGGGAGACGAATTCAACCCCATCCCACACCTTCATGGCAGTTGTGACTTTTTCGATAGGAATGAGACCGTTGTCGGTTAGAATCTCGGTTCCACGGGTTAGGCACTCCTTTTTCTCTGTCTCCGGCGAGAGACGGAAGCCGCGTCCGACCATCTGCACCAGAAGCCCTGGGGAATTGGTAGGGCGCAATAAGGCGATAGTGTCGAGACGAGGGATGTCCGTCCCCGTCGTGAGGACAGAGACGTTGCAGCAGTACTTGAGCGGAGGCTTATCCGCGAAGAGATCGGCCTTCACCGTCTCGCCGCGAAGCCGGCGGATCGTCTCTTCGCGTTCGAGGTCGGGCGTATCGCCAGTTACTATCGCGCACTCCTCGCCGGAGAACTTCGCAATCTGCGCCGCCACCTTCTTGCAGTGTGCGATGGAGGTGCAGAAGATAAGGCACGACTGCCTGTCCTTCGTGAGTTCCACGATCTCCTGGCAGGCGGAAGTCACAAGACGATCCTCGCCCATCAGCTTCTCCACGTCCTCGGCGACGAACTCGCCCGCGCGGATGTGCAAGCCCTCGGTGTTGGCCTTGACCTTGCCCGCCCGCGCGGTGATGTTCGAGATGTAGCCACGGTTGATGAGTTCCTTGACCCCGATTTCGTAGCACACCTCGTTCAGGAGATTCTCCGGCTTGCAGATAAGCCCGCCCTGCGTCCTGTAGGGAGTCGCCGTCCAGCCTATCAAGCGAACGCGGGGGTTGACCCGCTTCGCCGCTTCGAGGAAGGTGCGGTAGCGTCCCTCTCCGTCCGGCGGCACCATGTGTACTTCATCGATCATGACGAGGTCGAACGGCTTGAACGCCTCGATCTTGTTGTACACACTCTGTATGCCTGCCACGACGACAGGCTGCTGCGTGTCGCGGCTGTCGAGCCCCGCCGAATACACGCCGACAGGGAGGTCGGGACAGATGGACTTGAGTTTCCCCGCGTTCTGCTCGACCAGCTCCTTGACGTGGGCGAGTATCATCACGCGCCCGTTCCACTTCGTCACGGCGTCCTTCGCCACCTGCGCAATGCAGAGGCTCTTGCCGCCGGCCGTGGGAATCACCACGCAGGGATTCGTGTCCTTCTCGCGGAGGTGGCGGTACACGGATTCAACCGCGTCGCTCTGGTAGGGGCGCAATGTGTACATGGACAAGTCCCTCCGGGATTGGTTCCAGCATCTCCATGTGGAGACGCTTGACGAGTGAGTCGTCCTCCATCACGCCCGCGTTCACGAGCGAGTCCAGGAGGCACTTAAGGATGTTGTCGATGTCGCGCCTCCTCCTGTCTGGAGGATAGCAGTCGATGGACAACGCGACCGCCCCGGAGAACTTCTCGAAAAGCCCTCCGAGGCGGCTCACCGCCATCCGTCGGTACTTGCGACCCTCGCGGCTGATGAGGACGCAATGCCCGACGTGGCGGTAGTATCGGTTTACGCTGGGCGGCCAGGGGAGGTCGAACTCTACCGCGCCCACGGCGCGGCCCCCGACGCCTGCGGCGACTTCTGCGCGGGCTGGGCCGTCTGCCCCGCCTTCGCCTTGTACGCCTTTATGACGTTCTTCGTCGGGTCGTTCCTGTCGAGGCCGACCGTGATGAGGAGCGGGAGGTTGTGGAGCTGAACGGTGTCCTCCAGCTCTGTCACTCCGACTGCCTTGCAGAGGCTCGCCAGCTCCTCGCGCCCGATCTGCTGCGCCTTCGCGCTGGCATTCTCGTAGTTGATCCACGCGAACACCTTGCGTCCCTTGGCCGGACCCTCCGAGAGAATCTCGAACGTGAGGTTGATGCCCATGCCGTTGCCGTTCTTGGTGGCACGGGTCTCAGAGTCGGTTACGACCGCCTCGTAGGTGCCGGATGGGATTGCGTCGCGGGAGGTAGTGTCGACCTCGGCCGCATTGAACTTTAGTTGTGCCATGATAGGCTCCTTTCCTGTTTTCGTTTGAGCATGAAAAAAGGGAACCCGCGCCACAAGGCACGGATTCCCCGTTCCCAAAGTTGTGTGTTGGGTTACTTCTTCGACCCGGCCTTCATGCCGTCCATGAAGGCCTGCCACGAGAGAGCCATCTCGCTCGGAAGCGAGTAGCGGTTCTTCGCGTTGCAGGCGGGCGATCCGTTTGTGCGGAGGATGCGCTCGCCGCCGTCCGCCCCCACGGGAGCGGCCTTGCCGGTCGTCGAATCGACGCGCATCCTGCGCGATGCGAAGAGAACGGCGTCCGCCCATTCGCACACCAGCGAGTTCGCCGACTTGTGGAGGCGAGGCTGGTAGCGGTCGTATGCGGGATGCTCCGGGTCCTCGAAGCGCTCGACCTTGGCGTGTGCAACAAGAATCACAGCCATCTGCTTCCTGGCGCGGATCTCGTTCAGGAGCTTCACGATCTCGCGCCAGTAGGTCAGCGCGTAGGTGTAGCCCTTGCCGTAGCCTCCGTCGGCCTTTTCGATGGACTTGACGCCGTAGTCGGCGCACACGCGATCCCAGATGAGACGCTCAAGCCAGTCGAGCGAGTCGATGCACAGCGTCGCGTAGTCGTGTTCGCCGTCGCGGATTGCCTTTAACTGCTCCACGACCTCCGCGTATGAGGTGCAGAGCGGGAACTTCGCGCAGTCGATTTCCGAAAGCCCGTCCTCGGTCTGGATGAAGATCGGCTTCGGCGCGGAGGCGGCGAAGGTGGACTTGCCCACGCCCTCGCTGCCGTATATCATGATGCGGGGAGGCTGCTGCGCCTTGCCCGTCGTTATTGTCTCCAGCAGGTTCATCGTTTATGTTTCCTTTCCTTGTTGTGTGGTTGAAAAGCGCGCGCACGCGCCAAAGTCTTCTCGATTTTTGCGCCATCCTTATCTCCGCGCCTCGCGGGGCGGTTGCGGACAACTGTCCGCTGCGTCGTGAATCTGAGATAGCTGTCCCTTGATATGCCAAGGGCTCGTTCGCCAGGGCCATACACCCTGTCGAGATATCCTTTCTCGATGTAGTATTCGAGCGTCCTGCGGTGTATGTGCAGGAGGTCTGTCACCTCCTTGTAGCGAAGTACACGGACAAGGTCGGCATCCGACTCGACCTTGCCGCGCATTATGTCTATCGCTCTCTCGGCATTCTCCTTGGTGATTTCGGCATCAAGGGATATTATGTTGCGAAGAAGCGTCTCTGTTTCCGCTTTCATGGCATCCTCCTACACATCGAGAATCCTCATTTCTTCCGTCCTCGTCGGCCAGACGTTCTCGCGGCGGCACTTGCGAAGTCCCGCAATCGCGCGCTCGTTCTCAAGGGCGCACGTCTCAAGGATGCCGTCGGTGAGTTTCCAAACGCCGCAGCGCATCGGTTCGCGCTTCTCGACCGCTATGAGATAGCAGTCGGCGACGACCTCGCCATCGCTGGCGGTGCGCAAGACCTCGCGGTAGAACGCGGCCTGTGCCGGATAGCCGAAGCGCCTAGCGTCGCCCTCGAAGTAGTCGAGCGTCTCGCAGGTCTTGAGGTCGCAGATGACTGGACATCCGTCGTAGTCGGCGCGGAACCAGTCCATGCGGATCTGGCACGGCTCTTCGCAGTAACGTGTGCGAACGGTCTGTTCGGCAATGCCGTCGTCCAGAAGCTCGCGTGCGACGGGATGCGCCCAGACGCTCTCGCGGAGCTTCGACATGAAAGCGAAGTCGGGACCGCTCACGACGTCCTTCGTCTGCGCCGCAGCCCACTCCTTGTACGCCTTCGTGAGCTTCCCGAACGGCTCGCCGGTCTTCGGGTTGATCGGTCCGTCACTGATGTTGAACTCCTCGTCGAACTTGCCGCGTCCCTCCAAAACGAGGGTGTGGACGGCGCGTCCGACGGCAAGCGCCGCCGACTCGGTCGGCTCGATTTCGCCGTTCATCTTCTTCTTGTAGAGAAGCGGCGACTTCCTGAAATCGCCGAGCAGGTGGCTCGACAGGAACTTTCCGTCCCTCGCCGCCTGATGGTATTCGTCTGCGGCAATGTCCGCAAAAATCGACAGCTTGTTCATCGTTGTTTGCTCCTTGATGGTAATTGAATCCGGGCGACCCCCGCCAAAAAATCAGTCCGTCCCCCACACTACTTATACAAGATTCCGTATCATGTTTTAACAGGCGATTTCAGACTTTTCAGCGAAGGTGCCCCAGACGGCTCACACGTATGTCCCGTTGTGCGGCACAAACCCGCACAGTTCCGCCTTCGCCTGGAGCGAGCGCAGAATG